TTCGGCGCGGGCCTGCGCCAGACGAGCCATCGTAGCGTCAACCACCTGTGACTGATACGGGTTCATGAAACCCTGTACGTTCTGCTGGAACTGCTGCGGGCTAAACATCGCGGCCTGTTGCGCCACCTGAGTAGCCTGAGCCAGTTCCGGTGCGCCTACGCGGTTAGTCACCGCCTGCTGCGTGATGTCGAATGCCTGCTGTTCGGCGGGGCGGAAGCCTGCAACGCGAGGGCCGCTGTACGGCTGGTACGGCAGAGAAGCTACCTGGGTCGCGGCGTTGATGTTGCGCGACAGTGCTTCCTTGATGAACGGGTCCAGCGTATTCTGCTGGGTTGTCGTAGCAGTCTGGCCACCCTTAGACATCGCTTACAAATCCTTAGCTACCGTCGTGCATAAATGTTTTGCGCCGCGGCTTTCTAAAACTCTTACCCAGCCCTTCCTACCAGAAACTGATAAGGATGAACACCCTACTACTTTAGCATAGATTTCGATTGAATCCCACATCTCAAGTAGTTCTTCAAGGTTGCCCCCCGCCAGAAAGATATGGAACACTTTCTTCTTTGGGTAAACATATATCTCGGTAATAACGGCGCTGTTCTTACCCGGCCAGAATAGGAACCGACCTTCTTCTACGCCCTGCCAGACATCGTCGATGTCGTGTGTGCCATTGGCGTATAGTAGCGCGTCTTCGAGCCAACCCTTGCAACGCTCAAATTCCTTACGGAGGTCCATCAGGGCTGTGCTTCCGTCACCGTCAGAATCGCCGACGGAACGGCTGGGCGGGCAAACGTCGCAGTCCCGGCCGATCCAGTCTGTGCAGCCGAGGCAACGATCTGAATGTTGGTGTCTTCCACTGCAAACATAAGCTGGAAGTAGTCGTTCGGAACAAGAGAAAGGACCCAGTTCCATGACGGAACTAGCATCGTGTTAGAACCGCTAAGCGTTATTTCGCTAGCGGAGTTGGCTACATCTGCGCCGTTCAGGCGCGGCCAAATCCAAATCTTCTTGTTACTCGCGCTGCCGCTAGTGACTTGCAACGAGAACTGGAAGTTATAGTGGCCCTTGCGGGCTGCCACGATACGCGAAGTCGGAGAACCCCGTGAGAACCCGTCAGACGAATCAGTCGTGTTGAACGTGATCGCCTGCGGCGTGTAAGCAGCCGCGGCGGTTTGCGTCGTCGTATCGCTGAATACGCCATACTTGCTGACAACCGCGCCTTCAAGCGAGTCTACGTCCGGGACGATAAGTTTGGCCGGAGCGTAGATGCCTACATCCTGACCTCTAGTATACGTCGTCTTAGCGAAGACTTCGATGATGCGGTTACGTTGCGCTTCGTAGAGCGGATCGTAAACCCTAGGGGGCGAGGGCAGTTTCACCTGCGGCCCCCTGCAATCGCCTCAAGTCGCATCGTCCCAACGCGCCAATCCGTGTTGTCTTGGGCAATTACCTTCATCTTGACTTGGCGCCCGTTGAAGCGGACACTGGTCGGATTGGCCATGCTGTAGGGACCATGCGTCCACTGCGGCGCGTTTGGATAATACTTCGTCGAGAACGAAACGGTAACCTGGCCCTGCGTGCGCTCGTCCGGGATAAGTTCGTTGACGTAGAATACGCGGTCGCCGTTGCCGACTTGCACTGGTCCGGATTCAAGGTAGACTTGCGATCCGCCGTGGTTCACGCCGACTTCGTGGTCGTAGATGTAACCGTCCGTCGTGACATACAGCGGATTGGCGAACTGACCACGATCAGTACCTGCTGCGCGTGCGAGCGTTCCGATGGTCCAGTAGTTCTGCGCGTAGTCCCACACGACGTAGCGGTCATTCTCCGTCGAACTTGCCGACGGGTAGAACCACCACACTTCGTTGAACTGCGAGTTGTTGACGGCGTAGACTTTGCTGATCTGCGCTTGGTTAATGTCGCTGAAGACGTAGTCCGACACTTCGCACGGCACTGACTTAACGTAGCCGTCGTACATGAAGAAGCCGCGTGTCCCCATCCAAACCGCAAAGTTGTCTTGCACGGCGATGGCGTTCGGCCCGGCGAGGCCGCAAGCCCGACCCGCATACTCTGAAGTATAGACGAACGGCTGGCCGGTGTAGGTGACGATGTGCGCGTCCATGTCAGTCAGGATCAAGTTCTGACCACGAACGCGTTTGCCGGCGATGATCTTACCGCTAGTCTGAAGAATGAGACTGCCCGCGTTGTTCGTGCTGGCCGGTGTCCAGACTGTGTTGTCTTCGAGATCAGACCACTGAACTTTGCGTGGGTTGCCGCCAGCGCCCAGCGCCATCATCGACCGCTCGTTGGTGACGAGGACTGCGGTGTTTCCAGTCGGCGCGTTAGTGACGGCAACAGCCTTTGTCGGCGTGGTGGCGTCAAGCTGCCATTCGTAAATCTTGCCGTCGTAGTTCGAACAAGCGACGAGATACTCGCCCCACGTATCCATCGACCAAGTCGTTGCCGGCGTGGTCGAGCCAACGTCCGGACGCGGCGTGCCGTAATATCCCTGACCGTAAAGGCCGACCGAGTAACCACCGCCGACAGTAGCATCGGCGTTGCCCGGCACAAAGCCGGTCGGCGTAATGTCTACTACGACGCTCGACTGCGTGACGGCGTAGAGTTTTGAATGGGTTCCAACACCGATCCAGCGCGTGTTGCTGTTGTCGCGCCACGTAATCATACCACGTGGCTTGCCGGACATCTGCGTCGTGGTGCGCTGTTGCCACCCACCAATCGGCCGGATCATCCCTTCCACCCAGCGCACAAAGTTCGCGTCATACCAACGGCCCGAAGCATCAAGCTCCGTACCGTTACGGTAGATACCAGGGGGAAGTTTGATCGGAAGAAGGGCCATGTCAGCGTCCGTAATTAACAGCGCATTGTATATCAGTTTTTAACAGAGTTTGCACTACTCGGGCAATCGTGTTCGCAAACGCAGACATACTTACTATTATGCGCCTCAATCTCGGCGATAGTCTCGGCCGTATCCTTCGTGCTATCGTAAGTAATAGGCTTGGAGATGCGGCAGTAATCACTGAGTACGGCTGGCGCGGTCGAATCTAGAACGCAGCCGCTCGTCACGAATAGGATCGGGAGTAGCGACAGCTTGATCAGCTTGCTCTTCACGGCGCTGCATCTCCTTCATATCGGCTTCGCGCTGCGCGGCCTTGCCTGCTTCAAGCAACTGCCGGTCTGCAAATAGGCGCCCAACCGCCTGAAGCAAACCCAGCAGTTGCTTGAATAGCTGGATCACTTGATGCTGTTGCGCACAAACGCGCCCAGAAGCGCGGTGAACACAAGCTGCGCTGACTGCATCAGCGTGGCATCACCGACGAGATACGCAGCAACGGCGCTGATAACAGCAACGCCTGCGGTAATGTAAGTCTTGTAGCCTGCAAACATCTTACTTCTCCTTACGGATATTTCTTCCAAGGAAGCTGCCAGTGCGGCCCGTCTTTGAAAGTTCGCCAGTCCCCGCCCCATTCAATGGGAACCTTCTCGGCCTTGGCGGCAGCCTTCATGGCCTTGGATATCTTATCATACAGGGGCCAGTCCCACCGAACCTTGCCGTCGATAAACGCGACAACGTCAATGGCGTGGCTGTATCCGTTGGCCGCAGGAATGTGGCGGCTCTTGAGCGTCTTGGATGCACCCTTGCTCACAAGGATCTTCTGCTCCTCAAGTGTACGGACCCCGCACGTAATGCCGAAGGTGAACTGCTTGTCCGTCCAGTCCTTCGCGCAACGGGTCACAACGCGCACCAAATCCGGATGTACGCCCTTGAGCCTCGAAAGCGATGTCTTGCTGAATTCCATCACGAACCCTGAAGTACGGCGAAGTCTTCCTTGACGAGCTTTGCATCCTGCGCAAAGCCCAGCCATTGATCAGCCGTGAGGATGACAACGGTTTCCGCGATTGCGCAGTTCTGCTTGTCAAACATTGCAACCCCGACAGAGATCGTGCCGTCGGGGTCCTGAAGAAGCATGACCATGAAGTTGCCGACATCAATCGGCTTCTTCCCGGCATTGGC